GATGAAATTTTACAACAAACCCCCCCACTTCTGCTTTGAGGTGGGGGTTTTCTTTTTTTGGATTTTTAAATATATATATTAAAATACTTACAATTATGAATTTAAGAAATATTATATCAAAAAATATAAATGAATATTTGTTTGAAGCACAAAAAATTAAAACTAATATAAATGATAATTTTTGGAAATGGTTTGGGGATAGTAAAATTACTGAAAATGGAGAACCAATTCTTGTTTACCACCAAAATGTTTCTGGGGATAATAATTTTAATGAGTTTATTCCCCAGAGTTTTGGTACCTTTGGTCAGAATTCAATGTTTTATTTTGCAAAAGATAAAAATTGGGTCAAAAACTTTGTGAAAACTTTTAACAATTCAAACAAAGAAAAACCAAGAGTTTTTTATTTATCAATACAAAATCCATTAAACTTACAAAATCTTTTGTTAACACCAAAAGAATGGGTTTCATTTTTAGAAAATAAAAACCTATTAACTAATACAATTAAAGATTCTCTAAATAATATGCCTAACTGGGCTTATGGTGGATTTAATAAAATACCTTCGTGGAAAATATATAGGTATGATTTTGGTGAATTTGTTGATAAATTAAAAGAAAATGGATATGATGGGGTTATTCAAACTGATGCTAATTATGGTAGAACTAATGATTTAACTACCTATGCTGCAATTAAACCTAATCAAATTAAATCTGTTAAAAATGATGGTAGTTGGGATATAAATGATAATAATATTTATTCTTAATACAAAAAACCCCCACCTCAAAATAGAAGTGGGGGTTTTTTAATATTTGGGGTTTTTGTATATGTTAGGGGCAATTACTTTACTTTAGTTATGTCAAGTATTATTTTTATATATAATATATAATTTAATGAAAAAAAATACTTTACCAAAGAGCAATCCCAATGTTGCAATGTATATTGCATTTGGATTATGGGGTTCATTTTTATTGGGGGTAATATATACCCCAAGCAAAATTAAATATGAAAAACAATCTTATATTCCAATAATTCAACAAGAAACAATTTTTATTGAAAAGGTAATTGAAACCATTAAAGTGAAAGTTGATACAATAGAATCAATCATACCAGAAAATGATGTGCTTGAAGGTGTTACAATAATTGATGAGGATGCTTATGGAAAAAGGTCATATGTTTATGATATTCAAAATATGGATAAGACTGCATTAAGAAAACATCTTAAAACTAATGGATTTAGAAATTTGGAAAATGCAACTTTGGTTCAGATGAGGAGAATGTGGATGGCATTTCATTATGAGAGTATGTTAATGAATTTACATCTATTGACAGAATTCCCCATATCTATGCTCTATTCATTCTTTATCATTGAGGCAACTACTAATGGTATTGAGACCAACTTATGGCGACTGCACGCAAATGCAGGGGGAATGAAGGCATTTAAGGGGTATGGTTCTGTGACATATAAAACCTATGAAGTGATAAGGGGAAAAAATGTAACTATGAAAGCAAAATTTATGAGTGCAAAAAATACTCAAGAAGGAATTGAGGCTTGGGCAAAAGTATTAAATTCAGGAAGATACTATGAATGCAAAAAAGCAAATTATAAATTACCAAAGAAACAATTATATGAAAGCATATGCAAATGTGTTTATGAATCTGGTTATCATACAGACCCCAAATATAAGTTTAGAGCTCAATTTATGGCAGAGTTTTGGAAATTCAAAACAGAAAACCTTCCAATCATTATTGAAGAATTTTAATTTAATGATATTTATATAAAAAAATTATTATGAATTTATTTGAAGATTTTGATGATACAGGTACACCAGATATGAAGTATTATGCATTTGATTGGGATGATAATATTGTATATATGCCAACTGAAATTATATTAATTGATGATGTTGGTGATGAAGTTGGAATGTCAACCCATGATTTTGCCAAATATAGAGGGGAAATTGGAAAGACTAATTTTAAATATAGAGGTACAACAATAGTTAATTATGCTGATTTACCATTTAGGCAATTTAAAGTTACAGGTGATGAGGATTTTCTATCTGATGTGCTTATAGCAAAGAAAGGTCCAGCTTTTGATGATTTTAAAGAAGCAATTAATAATGGATCCATTTTCTCAATTATCACAGCCAGGGGTCATAATCCAGAAACATTAAAGAAAGGTGTTAAGATATATATTAATAATGGATTTCATGGAATTGATGAACAAAAATTAATTAAAAATCTACAAAAATATAGAGATTTGGTTTCACCAGAAAATCAATATGATGATATTATTGATGAATATTTGGATTTATGTAAATTCTATCCAGTATCATTTGGATCTGGTAGTGCAGCAAATCCTGAAATTGAGAAAGTTAAAGCATTAAATGAATTTTATGATTATTGTGAAGAAATGTCAGAAAAAATCAAAAAAGCATTTTACTTTAAAAATGATATGTTTGGAGAAAAAGGTGATATACTTAATTTTACAATAGGATTTTCTGATGATGATCCTAAAAATATTGAAGTTATGAAAGATAAAGTTAATAGAAAAGGATTAACAATATATTCAACAAATAAAGGTGAAAAAGAAAAAGTTAATCAAGATAATTAATTATATAATAGTAATATTATTAATAATAGTTATATACTAATACAAAATTAAATCATCTTATAAAAAAAGTAAATAGTGTTTTTTGAACAAAAATGATAATTTTACAAAATTAATTTAAATAGGAAATTACCAACATCATAAATCCTTGGAATACCCCTATCTTCCATTATTTGAAACTCTGTTTTTTTTGGGTCAAAACCATCTTTAACCAAAATATCTTTTCTAAATTCAAATCTATTTTTTCTTTTCTTATTTATTACATAAAAATAATTTGGGCTAGTTGATTTAACTTCAATGAAGCCCATTTTTTTATATAAATTTCCATTGCTCCATCTTTTATCAGCATAACTTAAAATCTCAATTGGTTTATAAGTTTTAATGAAATGATTTAATAATCTTGATGCACCCCCTACCACAGAGGTGTTCAACTTATTGCAAAATCTAATAAGTTCATATTCATCATTATTTGATTTTTTATTTCCAAGAGCAAGTCTTTTTTTTCCAAAGGTCATCAATGAAACCAATTCATTATTATAATATAATCCAAGATTAATGGAACTTCCAACCATTCCTTGTATGTGATTATCATTTAAAAATTTTGTTTTATCTTTTGTCTTAACCAGATGTATTTCACATTTTCTTGCATGAATCTTAGTATCAACTTTATTCAATTTATTCAATAAAATGCTTTTAACAATTTCTTTCTTATTATCCCATTCATCTTCAAATATGTGGATTAACTGGATATTATTTGAATTACAAATTTCTGTTTTCTCTAAATGATAATTATTTGTTTTGAATACATTTGAATGAAAGTAAACCCCATTGAATTCAATGGCTAAGTTATGCGTGGGGATATAGATGTCAATTTCTTTTCCATTTAATACACTTCTATCATTTTTGATAAAGTCAATTTCATTTTCAATTAAAAATTGACATAAATCATTTTCTTTGATTGAAGATAATTCACCAATAGGGTTACAAATTGAGCAGGGGTTTATATTATTATTATGTCTATAATGTAATATATTTCTATATATTATATAATTTTCTTTACATACATCACACACTAACTCAACCATTTTACCACTTGGATTTATGATGGTTAAATGATTGTATTTTTTTTCAAAATTAACAATACCTTGTCTTGTTCTATTCTTTCTACTTTCATTTAGTAGAATTGGGGTGCTTACACCATATCTTTGAATATTTGTTTCTTTTATTTTTTCTTTTGTTTCATCTAATTTTGATGTATGGTCAACACCATATTTCTGCATTGTTTTTTCTCTAATTCTATCTAAATCTTGGAACATATTTGAAAATCCATATCTTTCCATATTTGTACCCATTATCTTCTTTTTTATATCATTAGAATGGATTGGTGAGTTTCCACCATATTTCTCATTATTTGTTATCTTAACATTATTGATGTGGTTAATATCAGAATTTGTGCAAAGCAATGAACAATATATTCCATATCCTTCAGTAATGGATCTTTTGAATTTAAGTTGAACCCCACATTTTTTACATACAGGCACATCTTTTGCCTTATGAATGTAGTGCCATATTTTTGTTTTAAATGTCATAGATTCAAAATGTGAGGTGTAATTCAGTATTTTATGATACAAATCATTATAGTTATTTTTAAGATAAGATTCTTTTGTTTTGTATCCTGATTTATTATCTGTTGTAAAAAAAATTATTAAATTCATATTTTTTCTATTTACTTGATATTTATAAAATGTATGAGAATAAACTCATAACAAAGATAACAATAAATATTATAAAAAAAATTAAAAAAATAAGATATGGCTGATTTATTAATGAAAATGCCCCTACCATACGAACCAAAAAGGGAAAATAGGTTCATTTTGAGGTTTCCATCAAGTATGGGTATAAATGAATGGTTTGTTGAAACAGCATCAAGACCTAAGATTAGCATAGCTTCAACAGAGATACAATTCTTGAATACATCAACATATGTTTCAGGAAGATTTAAGTGGGAAGCTATTAGTGTTAAGTTTAGGGATCCAATTGGACCATCAGCGTCACAAGCCTTAATGGAGTGGGTTAGATTACATGCTGAATCAGTTACAGGTAGAATGGGATATGCTGCTGGATATAAGCAAAATTTAACCTTAGAAATGCTTGACCCAACAGGAGTTGTAATTGAAAAATGGTTGCTTGAAGGTTGTATATTAACAAATGTTGACTTTGGTAGTTTAAGTTATAGTTCTGATGCAATTGCAGGAATTAGTGTAACTATTCAGCCAGATAGATGTATATTGGTTTATTAAAATTAATAGATTTAATTGGGTTAAAATCCATATGTTTATGTATTAACATTTACATATGGATTTTTTATTTTAACTATTTTCTTTTCTTCAATTTAAATCTATTTTTAAAATAAAATTTATGGAAGATAAATCTAAAGAGTATGGTCAATCAAATTTTGATTTACCCCATGATGTGGTTCAATTACCTTCTGGGGGCATCTTTTACAAAAACAAGAAGAAAGCAGTTAAGGTTGGTTATTTAACAGCAGCTGATGAGAATCTATTATTAGGTAATAGCAAGAATTTCACATTACAACTTTTAAAAAACAAAATATACGAATATGATATAAGACCAGAGGATATGATTGAAAGTGATATAGAAGCAATTCTAATCTTTTTGAGAAATACTTCTTTTGGTTCAGATATTGAACTTTCGGTTACTGACCCCAAGACAGGAAAGTCTTTTAAGGCAACTGTTGATTTGGGTGAATTAAGCATTGAACCTGGTAATAAACCAAATGATGATGGAACATATACAGTTACACTTCCCAAGAGTGGGGATGTGGTTAAATTAAAGCCTTTGACATATGGTGAAATATTGGAGGTAAATGATATAATTGACAATTACCCCCCATCAAGGATTGCACCCAAGGTAACATTACGATTATCTAGGGAAATTGTTGAAATTAATGGTGATATTGATAAGACTAACATTGTTAAATATGTGGAGACTATGCCAATTGCTGATTCAAAATTTATACGTAGATATTTAACTGAAAATGAGCCTAAACTTAATATGAAAAAAGATATCAAGACCCCATCAGGAGATGTGACCACGGTGAATGCTGGGTTTGGGGTGGAGTTCTTTCGCCCTTTCTTCGGATTATAGGCTATCACAATCAACAGAATTTTATTATTTAAAAAAACTTTTACATGTTTCATATTCTGAGTTCTTGATTATGCCAATATTTCTTCGGAAATTCTTGATAAGCAAGTGGACAGAGGATGTTAATAACAATAATAATAATAAGGGATGATGTAAAAAATCATCCCTTATTCTATTTATATATATAATTTATATTTTATGGCAGGATTTTATGATAATGTACTTGGGGGTATAAATAAACTTCAAGGGAAGTTACTTGGCCTTGATCCTGAGTTTCTTAAAACACAAATAAAAGAGATGACAAACTTTACTGGTGCTTTGGTGACATTGGATACCGAATCTGCCAGAATAAGCCAAAGTTTTCTTCTTGGTAGGTCAAGGATTAATGAATTTAAGGGTGTTATTGCAGACACAGCACCTCTTGTTAGAAGACTTGGAGGGGATATTGGTGATATTGTTGCTATGGTTGAGCAAACAGGTCAAGCACTTTCAAGGAGTGTTGTATTTTCACCTGAAATTTATGAAAAATTATATGCTCTAACTACTTTAATGGATGTAAGTGCTAGAGACCTTACCAAGAACTTTTCAGATGTTGGTATTTCAATTGCTAAAGTTGGCGGAGAGGTTG